CAACCACCAAGCGTAACGAAATGAAGCTCCTTGCTCAAGGTCGTTGCTATTGCATCGTTAAGAACAACAACGATGAGTATTGGTTGGTTGGTAAGGAGTACGGATGTGATGTGACTGCAATGGTTGCCAACACCGGTACTGCTATGGGAGATTCCAACGGTTATGAAGTTACTCTTTCTGCTATCGAAGCGGAAGCACCTTACAAATTGCAAAGTTCAGTTGTTACCGCTTTAGGTATCTAATTGATTCTTGTTTCATAGGTCGAATGGGGAGGGCAATTGCTCTCCCTTTTTTTGTTACATATTTTTACTCTCGCTATTTTGTAGAGATGTTGAAGGTAACCAAACAAGATTCCGAATACTGGTATGTGACATTGACTGAAAAGGTCACTATTGCAAACCCGTATTTTTTATTTAGTATGAAGTGCCGACAAACTGACGCTTACAAGAATTTCATTTTGACCGATGTATCAACTGCCAAAGAAAGATACAACAAGTTTTTGTTTGATGAAGGTGCAACCGACAACACAACTTTGGAAGTTGGTGAACACGAATACAGAATCTATGCACAGATTTCATCTAACAACTTGAATCCGTCATTGGCTGATGAGTTGGTTGAAACAGGCATCTTGAAAGTTCTCCCATTGTTGAACGATGAATTATTCTATCAGGTATCATGAGTGAGAAAATATATACCACACAAAGGGATATGGGTGTTGAACACGAAGTTGATCTCACCAAGAAACTATTCACCACAAACCGTGATATGGGATTTGAAAGAACCATTGATGATGTCAACATCAATTATGATGTGAACGCAGTAAAGGCTTTCTTTTTGTTAACCGAAGATTCATTTTTATTGCTCCAAGAGGATGGAGGTCGTTTAGTGGAAGCATATGCCTAATAAGAAAATATCCCAATTAGATCCGATAGGAACAATTGATGTCAATCAAGACAGCATTCCGATTGTTGACTATTCCGAAGGTGTAACCAAACGCACAAACCTTGTCAACATTGGACAAAGGGTATTGGAAGCCAACAGTACAACAAACCTTGCCGAAGGGACAAACCTATATTTCACCAATACACGAGTTTACACGAAGGCAAAGGCAGCGTTCAAAGCTGGTTCAAACACATCTATCACTTTTGACGATGCACTTCAAACCATCACCATTGCATCACAAGGCAATGTTCAAAGCGTAAACACAAAGACGGGTGCAGTTGTATTGACAACAACCGACATTAGCGAGGGAACAAATCTATACTACACACAAGCACGATTCAACTCAGCATTCACGGCAAAGAGTACAAGTGATTTGAGCGAGGGAACAAACCAATACTTCACCGCAGCGAGAGTGAGGGCAGTTGTTTTGACTGGGTTATCATTGGCAACCAATGCCGTGATTTCTGCAACTGATACCGTGTTGAGTGCGTTCGGAAAGTTACAGGCACAGATCACCGCAAACCTTTCAACTCTTACATCACACACATCCAATACAAGCAACCCACACGCCACCACAAAAGCACAAGTTGGCTTGAGTGATGTGCCAAATATAGACACCACAAACGCATCAAACATTGCGAGTGGTACATTGGCTGATGCGAGGTTAACATCTGCCGTTACAAAGCAAGGAAACACATTCAACGGGGCATCTCAATTGGTTCAGTTGGATGCATCTGCAAAACTTCCAGCCGTTGACGGTTCTAATTTGACAAACTTAAACATTCCACCTTCAACCGGTGGGGATTTATACTTATTTTATAACTACTAAAATGCCAGCAAATACATCACCAATATTCGCCCTAACGCCTGAGCTTTCATTTGCCACAGTTACATCGGCAACAACCGACCGAACAGGTGCAACGATGACAAACACCGTCACGCTTTTAACTGCTGCAAGCAACGGCACGAAGATCACGCAGATTGGGGCAAAGGTTGCTGGAACAAATGCGGCAACTTTGGTTTTGATTTTTGTGAGTGATTCAAGCGGTGCGAATTTCAAACTTTATGATGAGATTGCACTTTCCGCAATTACCGCATCAACTACGGTGACATCACAAAGGGCGGTAACTGCTTACTCTGATTTGCAATTGAAAGCAGGGCAAGTGGTAAAGGTTGGAACAACAGTTGCCATTGCTGCTGGGGTTAATATATTTGCAATCAAAGGAGATTATTGATGCCGGACTTTGGGATAATGCGTGGGTTTAATGAGAAGTTGTTTGGTGACAAGTTGGTTGCTGGGCAATTGCCTACGCAATTGGGGTTGATTGGTAGTCAAGATATTGAATCATTATTACTTGACTTTTATCCAAACGCCTCCGCTGCTTATTCAGTTAGAAAATTAAGGCTTGCTTATACAGGCAGCGCTATTCGTGTTCGTAGGTCAAGTGATAATACAGAAACTGATATTGGATTTAATGGTGCAAATTTAGATACGACTGCACTAACATCTTTTTGTAGTGGCACAAATGGATTTGTGACTACTTGGTATGACCAAAGTGGGAACGGTATAAATGCTACGCAAACAACGGCTGCAAATCAGCCTCAAATAGTTAGTTCGGGAAGTGTAATAAATACAAATAGCAAGCCATCTTTACAATTTGATGGAGTAAATGATTTCTTTGACCATACACTAAATGTAAATAGTGGATTTTCTTTAATTTCTGCAGTCGTTCAAAATATGAATAATTTAGCAGGAATTGATGGCGTGTATAATTTTACCGCCCCAAACAATAGACTGATGAACAATATGATGTCAAATGCAAATAATGCTAACTGGGGTCTTTATATAAATTCATTTAAAAATAGCGGTTTCAATATTTATAATGTTCAATCTTTTATTGCGAGTTATTCTGATAATCTTTTTAGTGGTACAGTTACAAACTATCTCATAACAAATAATAATACCACAACGGTTACAGATAATGGAAGATATGCTGGAGATGTTACAAAAAGGCAATACATAGGGCTTGACGTATCAATAGCACAAGCGTATTTTGGCACTATGCAAGAAATAGTAGTATATAATTCTGACCAATATTCAAATTTAACTGGATTTAGAAATAACATAAATACATATTATGCAATCTATTAACGGCTACCAATACAACACCGAAGCAGAAGCAATCAATGCCCGTGAGTTGTGTGATACTTACTACGGAATCCCCGTTGCTCCCGATGATGTAACGCAGAATTGGATTGACTATCAGTTCGCAGAATTAAACACACCTCAATTTTGGTACATTGTTTTTGATGAATCACTCACACCAATCCTCGGAACACCAACAGAGTTTGAAGTTGTAACCCCACCATTTCCCAATCTAAATGAAAAACCTTAATGATACCACCGCAGCCATTGCCACCGCAATCACGGGTTCATCAGCGGTCATCACTTTTGCTCAAATTTATCAACCCCTTGTTACTTTTGGCGTGGGGATTCTTGGTATTATTTCGGGCATTTTGGCTGTTATCTATTGGGCTAAAAAAATTAATCGCATCAAATGACCGTAAAAAAACCATCCGCAAATCCGCTACCAATTTCGTTTGATCAATTCCGAAAGAATCCCGTTGCTGGGGTTGCTTTCCTTGCATTGGTAGGTGTGAGTTATTTATACTATGATGTCAAGTCATCGTACACCGAGCAACTTGAGAACTCCAACAAGAAGATTGAAGCGTTGGATTTGAAGATTGACCGTCTTGGATATGCTCTCAAGAAATCCGATTCCGCATTGGCTGCAGCGATTACAGAACTTCGCATCATCAACACTGTCAAAAAATTATGAGGTACTTTGTCATTTTCTTTTGCGTATTTATCGCAGCCATTGAGATTGCCTTCCCAGTTGGTGCAGTTACCACACCACCGATTGATGAGGTGGAAGCAATGTTGAAAAAGGTTGAATCAAATCTACGTCAAGCATCGGCAGTTGTCTCCGTAGCAAAAGCCAAAGGAGAACAAATGGTTGAAGGCAAAGTCCAAGAAAAAGCCGAATTGAAAGAAGCCGTGGTGAATGCTGAAAAGAAAGCCGAATCCGTGGTTCAACAGATGCAAGTTGTTCAAGACCAAATGGAGGTGTATGCCGTCAAGATGGTAGGTGCTGGATTGGATACCACAACCACACCAATTGAGTTCAAAGGGGTGATCTATGATGCGTATTTGAACTATCTATCCGAAGGTGGCAAAGAGGATTTTGACTATTTTAGAATGTACTTATGGCAACAAAAGTAAACATCACATCATTTCGGGCAAAACCCAAAAACAAATTGGGCAAACATACCAAGCACAAGAACAAACACAAAAGTTCCAAACCATATAAAGGACAAGGCAAATGATAGACAAAATTAAGGCAGCAATGAAGGTGAAGAACTACAAGTTCTTTGAATCAGGTGATTACAACTTGAACATCATTGGCATTCGCAATTCGGATACTGGAAGCAAAGTGACAAATGTCTTTGATGACTTGTTAACCGTTAGTTACAAAATCGGGGATGTGTGGCATTTTAAGAAATGGGCAGCGACAACTGATCCCGGCACAAAGGGAGTGAAGGAATTTCACAATGCACAAGGCGTTGCTCGTTTAGTTCCCGGACAATATCGTGGAAGTCACGCAATCGGATTGCATCAAGGCAAATACGAAGCATTAAAACAAGCCAAACCCGTGAAGGTTTATCGTGATGCCAATAAGGATATGACCTACGACACCAAAATAATCACCGAAGGTATCTACGGGATCAACATCCACAAGGCTGGTGCAGATTCAACCTATGTTGAGAATTGGAGTGAGGGTTGTCAGGTGTTCAAAAAGTCAGCAGATTTCAATGAGTTTATGGCTTTAGTCAAGAAGGCTGCCACCTTGCACGGCAATTCATTCACATATACACTATTAGAAAGCAAAGATTTATGAAAAAATTAATGGAAATTTTCACGGGTGACAAAGGAGAGATGTCATCAAAACGATTCGTTGGCATTATCGGTGCTTTTGTTTTGTTTGCTACAATGGCTCATAATAGTTTGTCTCCTGCTGATATCGTACCTTCTCCAGAGTTGGTGACTGCGGTGGAATTCATCGTGATTGCTTGTCTTGGGTTCACATCAATAGACAAGTTCTCAAACAAAAAAGATTGATTGCTATTTGATAGAGATGATATTCCAAAGATTAAACTTTCACGATAACAAACTGCCTGTTTTCAAAGAGAACAAAGCAAAGGGATTCGTGACTTTTGGTGCTGACAATCTCTATCCTGACTTTCTCATTGAGTTATTCAATAAATCACCCAAGCACAATGCCATCGTTTCTGCAAAAGCATCATACATTGCCGGAATAGGTACGGAGGTATTTGGTTCAAGTACAGAGGAGATTGCAAAAGCACAAGCCAAACTCAAAAATATAAACGCCTACGAGACCTATGAAGAACTCAAAGCAAAAGTTGCTTATGATGCCGAGTTGTTCAACGGGTTTGCAGTTGAGGTGATTTGGAACAAGGCAAAGACCGCACCTTCGGAATACTATCACATCCCTTTCAAAGACATTCGCAAAGGTCTTGAAGGTGATTTCGTATATTGTGCTGACTGGACAGATAGCAAAGCGGAAAAGATTCATTATCAACCTTACAACCCAATCACAAGGGAATCCAAGCAAATATATTATTGCCAATTTTACCGCCCAGGTCAAGGCGAATATCCGTTGCCTGATTATGTTGGTGCGTTGAAATACATTGAGGTTGACACCGAGATTTCAAACTATTATTTGAATAGCATCAAGAACGGATTCACGGCACAAACTCACATCCAGTTATTCAAAGGAATCCCCACACCTGAAGAAGCTCGTGCAACTGCAAGGAGATTCAAAGAAAACTATCAAGGCACGGACAATGCCGGTGGGTTAATTATCCAATACAACGATCCGACAGAAAAGGAATCTGTTATCAACAACCTTCAGCCATCGGATTTTGACAAGCAATTTGACTTGTTGAATAAGACCGTACAACAAGAGATATTTGTTGCACACAAGGTAAACTCTCCAATGTTGTTTGGAGTTCGTGTAGAGGGACAATTGGGTGGTCGTAGTGAGTTGATTGAAGCATATGAGATGTTTCATCACGCCTACATTGAACCCCGTCAACAAAAGATTGATGACACCTTTGCGTACTTGCTTGAACCTATCGCATCTGTTCGCTTGGAAACCATCAACAAACCACCTATCGGTTTGGACTATCAGGCTTTGTTTACCGCTGGAATCATTGACAGAAACGAAGCAAGAAAAGAGTTGGGATTTGATGAGATTGAAGAACCTTTGAATGTTGCCCTATCAAAACAAAATCCTTTTGGATGGGATGATGAAAGAGACATCAAGGTGTTTCAACAATATGGTGAGAGTGCAGACAACTTTGAAGCCTACAAGTTTGAATTTGTGGATGCCGTTGAAACTGCCATCTTGAATGTGTTGAAAGAGAACAAAGGTCTGCAAGTTGGAGACATTGTGAACATCACCAAACTGGATGCAAAGGTTGTCGCTGATGCCATTGCTAAACTTGCCAAAGCGGAGTTGATCAAATCATACGAAGATGGTCTTGAAACAACCCCGAAAGGAGTTGAAGAAGTAAAGAGATTGCAAACCGAGATTGTCGTTCGTTATGGGTATGCATTAGCCGCTGGAATCAAAGGTACTTTGGTTATCCCAACCACTCGTGATTTCTGCCGTCAAATCGTGGAAAGTAATCGTGTGTATTCAAGGGAGGACATTAATGCAATGTCTGCACAACTTGGTTACGATGTATGGAAGAGGAGAGGGGAATGGTATACCAACCCTGATACTGGAATCACCACACCACAATGCAGACACATTTGGGTGCAACAATTATTAAGGAGGATCAAACGATGACCAATTTTGTATATTTCATATCAACGAGTTATTTGAAGTCGAACACGCCTTTGAATGAGAATGTTGATGACAAGTTGCTGAAGTCAGCAATCAAAGAAGCTCAAGAGATTTACATCCGTGATGTGATTGGTTCAGGCATTTACAATGAGTTGCAAGTACAGGCATTCGCTGGGACATTAACCCAGTTAAATACTACCCTTTTGGATTCATACATCGCACCTTGTTTGAAGTATTACACATTGACCGAAGCAATGCTTCCAATGACATTCAAACTGATGAACAAATCGGTTGCATCTCGTGAGAGTGACAATGCGAGGGCGGTATCAGTTGAGGAAATGACAATGATTGAAGGTCGTTATCGTGACAAAGCGGAATACTATGCCAACAGATTGAGGGATTA